AATAAAATCTTCTTCGATTGCAGGATTCTCTACGAGTGAAATAGCGAAAACACCATCTTTCGCATCTTCTATTTTTAATTCTACTTCTTGTAACATACTTATATAACTTAATTATAATACACTTGTTTTAATTGCTTTTTGCTCGAGCATTTGAGCAGTAGTAATATCACTTGCTACAACATAGGCTTTTAATGGTTGCATTGATAGTCCTTGTAATAATTGTGATGTTGGATTACCACCTACTACGTTGAATGTTGGTGTCATTGATTGTGAAGCACCACCCATAGGTGCATTTGATGAATCTATGTTATTATTACCACCTTGAAATTGTGTTTGTGATATTTTTGCAATATTAACTGCTGCAAAAGCACCTGCCAAACCTGCTTGTATTGCTGGATAAGCAGGGAATAATGCAGTAATTGGAGATTTTTGTGCAGTTGTATAGGCGTTTATAGTTCCTTCAATACCTGAAATAGTTGCACTTGCTAATTTAGCAGCCTTATCTATTTGAAATGCTTTCTTTGCTTCTTTTTCATTACGTTGACCAAATAGGCTTGTAATATTTGAAATTAAAGCAAGTGAATCATAAGCAATTTGAAATTTTGCATTTACTACATCTTTTTGTAATTGTTTTTCTTTTTCTGCTCTTTGTGCATTTTCAGTTAATTGTTTATCTGCTAATGCTGAAACTTCTTTATAATAATTATCATCAACTTCTAATTGTCTATCTTTTGCATCTTTATATTCTGATATTGATTTAGTTTGCATAAAACCAATATCATCAACCATTTTTTGTGAATCTTCACGTTGTTTCTTTAACCTTTCTAATTCTTTTTTTGCTAATTCTTCTTGTGCTTTTCTTATCTCTTCTTGATGCTTTATATATGCATCTTTTAACTCTTTTTGATGTGTAGCAATAAGTATTTTTTCTTCTTGTCTTAATTTCTGTAATTCTTCTTGATTACCTTTTGCTAATTCTTTTTTACGTTTATAGTTTTCTAATTCTAATTTATAAGTTTCTTTGCCTTTTGCCTTTTCAAGTGCTATTTCATCATCTTTTTGTTTTATTAATGCTTCTAATCTTTTTTTATTAGCATCATCTTGTTGAGCTTGTCTTTCATCTAAAGCACCTTTTTGATAATTTCCTACTACATCTATTCCGTCTTTTATTTCTTCTAATGCACCTTTAAAATCACCTTGTAATAATTTACCTATTGCCTTAAATGGTGATAAAATAAAGTTTGTAATAGCACTGCCTACACCAAAAGCAACTTCTTTGATTTTATTAAATATCGTTCCTATATTTTCAAATGCAGGAAAGGATGCTTTAACTGATTTTGTTATATCATCCCAATAAGCATAAATAGTACCTAATGCAACTACTAATAATCCTATTCCTGTGCTACCTATTGCAGTTTTAATAGAATTAAATGCATTTACTCCTACTGTTTTTACATTTTTTAATGCATCTGCTAATCCTCCTAATTGTTCTAATCCTTGACTTAATGCCAAAGCAGATTGAACTTTTAAAAGTTGTTGTTGTAGATTTTCACTTTCTACACCTGCCAAACCTAAAGCACCTTGAAAAGCAGTGAATCCTCCTGCTGCTGCTCCTACTGCTTGACCTATTGCTGCAAATTTTGCCTCAGGATTAAATGCAGCAGTTAAATTTTTAGCATCTTGAATTCTATCACGCAATTCTGCTGCTCTTTTTGCTGCATTAGCTGCTTCTGTACTTGTTGCACCGAATTTATCAGCCATTGCTGCTACTTCAGCTTGTGCTGCTCTTAATTGACTTCTTAAACTACCTAAGTTTGTTTCTACTTCTAACTGTATTGTTTTATTTTCTGCCATCTTTTAGGTTTTTAAGTTGTCTTTTACCTTGTTTGTATGCCTGTTTCACCGACGTAGGAAGTTGATACTTTCCTTTCGCTATCTCGATATTCTCCGACTTTCCGTAGAATTCATCTAACTGTAATAAATCTAAAATGTTTCTTATCATCCTGCTACATTTGGGTATTCTTCTGGGTCATTCTGCCAATTAAGAGTGTCAATAAATCTGAAGTCATTTAATAACTTAAATTGTACATCTCCACTTGTTAGGTCCGCTTGATAATCGTTTATGATATATCTCTTATCTCTAATTACAAGCCTATCGTTTAGTTTTAATTTTGTAAGTATTGATAGTGGTAGATTTGTCTTAATAGTAGTTATCCTGTTTTTCTTATTGTATAGGTTGAGTAAGTATGATTGGTAGTAAAGTGAATAGGAATTGAAATCCATTTGTTTCTCTAATAAACTTGAATTATCTGTACTCCAGTTTAAACTTATGTCTTGGCTTCCATATCTTACATCTTGCCCAAATGGTTGGTATGAAGTTAAATTAAACGTAGAAGTGCCATCTGTGATATTTATATCTACATCCGTATCTTGCCAAGAATATTTATACAACAAAATAGGATTAGGCACATAATCGTTGAACTGCTGATTTAAACAATAACCTACCTGTACATTTGTAGCAATAGTTGTATTTAGTTTACTGAATAAAAGATTTTCAAAAGGTAACTCAATGGTGTAATCGCCACCATCAAAGTTTTGTACATCTGTTAAATCCCCATATTCGTAATTGTTTATAGCATAAAACTCTCTGTTTATAAACGATTGGCTTTGTTGATGTGTAAACTTAATTGCTTTGTATAAAGAAACTCTTTCAATATCTATGCTTTCAGTATCAGTGTATTGCGTAATATCGTAAATAGTACCTTGACTATACCAAGTATCTAAAGGTTCGATATTATATTCTGTATCAGATAATGGAACGCATACTAAATTGAATTGTTTAAGTATTCCACTTATAAAGTCCGTGATTTTAAAGTCAGGTAAGTACTTACCGAAGTCTAAAGTTGAAGTGCTAAAATCTACATAGCGATAAGCGTAGAAATAAAAAATATCAGCTCCTGCCGTATATTTAAATTCTAACGTTATATCAAAAGTATTTGTACTTAATGAAGATACATAAAACTTGTACTGTGCATTTATACTATCATTGTAATTATCGTAAATTGTAGAATAGAAAAATGTATGATATTTTTCCCCATTTCCTGATGTTTCAATAGTATTTATTAATACATCATCTTTATAAACGTATATTTTGTAACTATCTGATGAAGTAGTACCTGAAACTGATAAGGATAATATTACACTATCATAATAATCAAAATACTGCAAATAGGCTACACTATTTGTTATATCATATAAAACCCCATTTGTGATACTATCAAATGTAACTAACTGCCTTGCAAATTGTGTGCTTATCGTTGGAATATTTGCTATAACAGGTATTTCTTGGTTCTTCATCCATAAATAAAGATTCGTAAATCTATCATTTGATAGGAAATCACTTGTAAATGTTATTCCAAATTGATTTTCAATAGTGTTAAATAACTCTTTTACCTTGATTGCAGGAAATAACTCCGTGAAATAAAATGCTTTTGCAGGGTCAGTTATGTCATAAGTACCACCATCACCATAACTCCATAGATTTTTACTAGTTATCAATGGAAACTTTATAGCACTATCGAAATCAAAAGATACCAAATCAGAAACATTTGCTAAGTTATACTCGAAAGAATATTCTGATAGGTCTAATGTGTTTAGTGATAGCTCTCCTAATGTATCTTTTAGACTTACTAAATCACCAAAAAATTGAAGTGTGTAGCTTTCTATTCTCTTATTCTTGATGTTTGCCTTTTCAAGTTGTAGATTCCCTGTTTTGAAAGGGATATGGTCTATTTCTATCCGTGCTTTTCTACGAATACGATTGTCTTGTAAAGCATTTACATCTGAATTATACCAATGCTCTAAAATCTTGTTATTGTGTGCCGATGCAGGAACTACAAAAGACTGCGAATAATCAGAGTGAACACTTGCAATATCTGATACATTCTGAACTGAACTATTAATAACAATTTTCTCATCTTGGAATAAATCTAATCTTTCAAAGTATTGTCTATTTACTGTGCAACTTTCAGTCAAAATAGAAGTACGAATTTCGGTATACCAATTATCTGAAACAGGACAGTTTGTTCCCACATCGAATGTATAGCCTTCTACTCTGTCCCCTATTGCATCTCTGTAAAGCACCCACGCATTATCTCCTAATCCTGCTGCACCACCTGCTAATTCGAAAACTATGAAATAGTGATATTCCCCTACATAAAACTCATAAATGTTGTATCCATCTCCTGTAGATGAAAAAGCACCTGCCTGATAAGCAACACCATCTAAAGTGATAATCAAACACGAACAAAACTGCTCGTCAATCGTATCTGTCTGTATGTAAATCTGTACTTTTCTATTCATTACATATTGGTATAAACAAGTGCTTTTAAATATTCAAACTCTAATTGATAGTTAATTAACTTATCATTTATATGTCTGAATAATTGTGTTTGTGTAGTGTTTAGTTTTACAGGAAATGGCATATATTCCGTTTCTTCAATTGTGCTATCATTTCCAATAGTTAAAAGAAGTTTCTCGGATAACATTATTTGTTGTAGTGTATTATTCCAACTTTCAGGCTTCCAATTCGTGTTTATGGTAAATGAATGAATCCCGTTTTTGTTAAATTCTTGTTTCTCTGCTTCAACTGCGTAATTATCGAAATTCGTTTGATATAATTGATAACTATTTGCATTCACTTGCATATTGTATTTGATGCTTCCACTCAAACAAGTATTCTCGAAAAACCCATAAGTATTTATATAAGTTACTTCTGAATAATTACTACATACATCTTCTGTTTTGAATGTATATGAAACTATCAACTCATCGGATGAATTGTAAATAGACAAAGTAAAATAAGGTAAACTAACATCTGCCCATTGAACAGGATTATCTGTATCTATTGCATAACTTCCAAAGCCTTCCCCTCCTATCTCTACATACTCTAAATAATAACCATTTCCATTTATAAAGTAAAATGTAGGTGCAGTACAATAGTAATTTATATCAGTAGTTGAGTAAGTATTTGCAATAGTTATTGAAGCATCTGAAATAGGATTAAAATAATTAGAATTACCACTCTTTACATAACCATCAGTTGCGTAGTATTCAATTTCATCTAATAAAGTAAAAGTTATGTCCGTGTTTTGATTGTATCTCTTTATTTTAACGTTACACCAATGCAAATCTGTATTATCTGTATATGGATGCTCATTTTTTATGTATTCACGAATGTAGTTGCTAACATCATACAACATTTTGAAGTTAGTAGGAGATGCAACAAGTTTAGTAAGTACATAAGTTGCTGAAACAGGTGCAGAACCTGTGCCGTTCCATAGCCATACTTCAATCTTACTACCCATTGAAGATGCTTCATTCACTTCAACTAAAAAAGGACTTCTCGCTAATATTATAGGTCTGCTCATTTCTTATAATTTGTTAGTGTGTATGCCAAAAATTCCTCCATATCTAATCCGTATGCGTTAATCAAGTCAGTAGATAGTTTCTTGTATTCGTTCTCAAAAGGCTTCGTGAAAAATAAACTTGGTTTAAATCCTTTTCTGTAAATACTTCGTGCAATTACAAATTGAAGTGTTTTTCTACTTAATAATTTGCCACTTTTATCTCTCGGTGCAAGTCCTCGTCTTACTATCCATTTATCTAATTTACTTGGTGGTGGCATTTTAGACTTATAAGAATAAGGTGTATTGTACTTTTGTTTAATACCACTTACTCCCTTATCTACAAACTCGCCATAGTCAGCCATCGTAAAATTCAACTCAAACGAATTAGGACTACCTTTCAATTCAGAATCTAAACTGTTATACAAGCGTTTTGAAGCATTCTTTCCTGTTTTAGTAAGGTTAGACTTCGCTTGTTGTATAACTCGCTTTCTAAACGTATTTAATTCGTCTTTTAAATGCTCTAACATTATTGTAATGCTGATATTTGGTCGCCTGTGCTTTGAACACTTGCAGGATTAGTTGGTATTCTATCTGTTGATGTTTTAATTGCTGCTACTTCTGTATCAACATAACTTGCTAAAGTATCTACACTTGTTTGTGTTGCTCTGCTTCCTACTGTTGCGTTTAAGTTGTCAACTATTAATTTGCCTAAACTTCCTGATGTTGTAGCGTTAGAAGTTAAATATGCCCAAAATTCAGCAGCGGTTGATGTTGAAGTTCCACCTACAACAAAAGATTGAAGCGAAGCAGATAAATCAGGTATTTTAACAGTAGCAGTACTGATTAATTTAAAGTTTAAAGAATATATAGGAAATAATCCGTTTGTATTGCTATTTACGTTTGTAGCGTTTATTAAAAATGGCGTAGTTCCTCCTGCTATTGCTGAATAAGTTGAACTTGCATTTAAGTTTGTAATATTACTTACTGAAGGTGTGCCTGTAGCAAAATCATAAGTATATCCAAAATATTGTGTAGAAGTATTATTTACTGAATATAAAACTGCGGGAACACTTGAACCTCCTTCTATTGAAGTTGCTTTATAATAAATACTTCCTGTAGTGACATTTGTTGCTATTGCAGAGCCAACATTCCCCGTAATTGCACCTGAAGAATTTATATATATTGTATTTCCTGCTGCATTATTAATAATAGCATAAGCACCTGTATTTGTAACTCCTCCTGTAACAGAAGAACAATTAACTTGTATTTTTGTATTTGTACAGTTAAATGTTATTGCACTTGAACTTGTATTAAAAGCACCTAATATAGGACCTGAACAATCAATTAAAAATTTAGTAGCAGATAACGTTAAACTTCCTGAAACAGATAATAAATGTGCTGCTGTTGTTGCTATTGTTGGCTCTAATCCTCCTGCACCTATTGTAATAGTTGGATAAAAAGAATTTGTAAGTACAATTGATACTGAACCACCTGCTACTGCATTTACAGTAAATCCTGTTGTTGGTCTACTACTTATTTTATTTACATTAATTGTATCAGTTGAAACTAATGTAATTGTTTTACCATTTAAATAAGCATCATCTCCTGAACTTGGTACAGTTCCTGTAGTACTTGTACTCATATTTGTCCAATTAGCAGCTACTGACCAATTTAATGTAGTTGTTCCTGTGTATAAATAACTTGCCATATTTTATTTTTAAACGTATGTTAAACTTGCTCTATTATCCCAAGCACCTGTTGCAGTGCCTTTAGTTGTTGTTCCGTTACTTGCTACAACTATCCGTGTTATTGTCCATGTTGAAGCACTTGTTGCAGTTCCGTATTTTGCCACTCCCATATAGTCATAACTATTAGTACCATCCCAAGCGTGTAATACTTCTAATTTAGTTGTTGTCGCTTCCCAAAGTGAATTACTTGTATTGTATACTAAACTATCTCCGTTTGCAGGACTTTGTGCAGATACATCGTGTAGTTCTTTTACTTCAAATCCATTCTGAACTCTTACAAATATTTCTCCGTTGTTCGTGTTTTTGCGTGTTACTATACCAATATACACTAAATGAGCAGGTGCGTAAGGTTTATTGGCAAGTCCGTAAATAAGATTTCCATTAGTACCTAACCATACAGGGTCACCTACATTTGCACTATTAGTATTCAATCCTGCAAGTAATCCTTCCGTGATTACATAGCCTTGTCCGTTATTTGCTAAATCAGTAGTGATAAGTCCCATTGTTTTAGAACTCAATCCTTCTGTTGTGTTCGATGCTTTGGTAACTATCATATTAGTACCATCAGCCGAACTAACATACACTGCTTGCCCTTTAGTTAGTGTTTCCCCTGCTTTAACTGCGTGTTGAACTACACTTGTTGAAGTTGGTAAAGTTTGCAATGCACCCGTACCATCTATGTATTGTAACGTTGTTCCTGTCGGTTGTTGTAAAGCACCTACATCTGAATAGTTTAATACTACTGCACCCGTTTTAGTGTTTACAGAAGTAACTGCATCCGTAGCAGGAGAATGTTGCCAAATACTCCCGTTATACATTACCCAATCGCCAACTCCGAAGCTTATAGCACCACTACCGAAGTTAACCGTACCTGCTACTGAACATCTATAAACGTCTCCTGCATTACCTGTACCATCTGCCAAAGTAGGTGTGTTTGTTGAAGCATCCCAACTACCTTTAAACTCCATAACTGAATTGGGTAACTGTGAAGCAGGTATTTTACCTCCCGAATCAAGCGAAGCATAACCAGATGCTTGTCCCTTTTCTGATGTGCTTTGCTTTGCAGATATATTCGTGTTTATGGTGTTTAGTTCAGTTTGTAAGTCAGTTTGATTACTCAAAGTACCTGTAATCGTTCCCCAAGTACCACCACTTGCACCACCTGATAATTCAACATAAGCACCATCCCAATAGTATGCTTTGTCAGTATCTTTTGCAATGTAAATAGTCTTAACTATTCCCGTTGCAGGAAAACTACTTAACGTAGCGTAAGGAAGTACTTGACTATCTATATTAATGTCTATTGCCATATAATGTTAATTGTGTCATTTGTTAATGTAACTATATTCCGTGTTTCTACAAGTTCGCCATCTACATAGATGTTAAATTCCGTATCAGGCAAAATAATATTCTCTGTATCTCCTGAATCTATATAACCTGATGTAATTACATCGTAATCACTATTTTTAACAATATAGTGTGCTGCTAAACAATTATCAGGTATAACAGGCAAACCATCACAGGATGTCATTGTGTTAGGAATAAGCACATCAAATGTACCTGTCCATCCTGCCAAACTATTTTCAAATCGTTCTGTGAAGTTCTCACAAGTAGGATTGCCATCTAACTGGTATAAGTCTTTTGATAAACTGCCTTGCCTTAATACTTGGAATAGTCTGTTTAAAACTGCAAGTTGTGTGTTTAAGATGTCTTGCTCATTTGTGTTTCCAACAAACCAATCAGTTACATTCTCTTTGCTTTCATCTAATATATCCATAGCAATAACGGATACATTAAATCTCCAAATGTTATTCTCCATTGAAGCCTCATTAACCATAAGGTGCGACAATGGGAAAATCGTTTGTTTGTTTAGGTCAATCTTGAATATATCTCCGTAAGTAACCGTGTTTACATTCGGGTCATCTTCTAACTGAAGTTTAATTCTTTCTAATATGTTGTAAAATCCTTGCATTATTTCTTTATCCTTGCTATTTCAACATCGTTTTTCTCTTTCTCATACATCAGGAAGGTAAGGCATTGTCTAACTGGTAATTCGGTAACTGCATCAAATCTTCTAATGTCTCCTTTAGCGAGTGAATAGATTGAATGATACCATCCCCATTTACTTCCGAATTGTGCTTCGAGTGAGTATTCATTTCCGTTATTTCCTGTTCCAAATAGTCCACTGTAGCCATCAATAAGTCGCTGCTTAAATTCCAAAAAAAAACCATTGCACCTAAAGCACTGCTCAATGGTGCAAACTTCATCAGTTCTTCTAACAACTCCGTTCCTGTGTATTTCGCTATCTCATATTGTTCTCCTTTTGTTTTTACAATAGGTCTGAACATTACTGCCATAGCTTTGTGCATCGTTTTCCAACTACCGATGTTTGTTTCAAGGTCTATGTACTCTCCGAAACTCATATCTTCTAAATTCGGAATGAATCCGAACTCTATATCGTTTAACTTAAACCTATTTTGAAATTTAGGCTTATTCTCAAACATTTTGGTTATCGTGTTTATGATTGCTACTGCATCAGAGTATTTAATCATCTGCACATAATTCATCTTGATATTACAGAATAAAGAAATCATCTTTTGAGCAATGAATTCTTCATCCGTGTTTTTCTCCGTTACCTTAATGTAATCCTGATACTGCGAAACAGTTATTTCTTCTAAACTTGTTGGTATTTGAATATCTACCCTCATTACTTATATAACTTAATTTTAATTATTCTGTTGTATGTAGTCGAATGCTTTGCATAAAAGTTGGAAATGCCTGTGCATTACAAATGGATTATCGAAGACTATTTTTACTCTCCTGCCTGTTTTGTCAAAGATGAAATCTTGTATAACTGCTGAATAATGCTCTATGCTTATTTGCTCTACCATATATGATACTTCTCACGGTTATTTTTAAGTCCTAACGTTTCCATCTCATGATAGCGTAAAGCATCTATAGCGTGATTGAAATTGTCAATAGGTTTGTTTAGTTTGATTCCTGTTTTGTCAGTTGCCCAGCAGTAACTTCGTAACTCTTTAATCAGATTAGTACTGTTTGATGTTACTAAATAATTCTGCGATTGCATTATCTGAATACCGAAGTTTATACTATCCTGACCTTTGGTAACTCCTGATATTAACTTACCAAATCTTCGTATTTCTTCGATTGATTTAGGCTCTGAACTATCTGCGTAAATAGGAACATTATTAGGTAGGTGTTTAGCGATGTCGCTATTCACTAAACCTTGTTGATAAACTAATTCGTTGACTATTCGTTGGCCGTTATAGTTATATACTTCTATTATTGTTGTAGGGTCATTCGTGTAACCAAAGTCAACACCGATGCCAATTAAACGTGCTTCAGTCGGAATTTTGTCGATTATCTGCCAATTATTAAACACTACACCTTGAAGGCTTCCTATTTGACCAAGTCCATATACATTCCACCAATTCTCCCAGTATGAAGATGTTTTAGCCTTCTCCCTGTTTTTCTCAATCTCTTTAACAATGCTTTCATCAAGTGCTTCATTGTCTAAATAAGTCAAGATAAGAAAGTCGGTGTCCTCTGTATCTTTTAACTCATTATGTACCCAAAACTCATTTGCAGGATTGAAATCTAAATAAATTTCCTTCTTTGTACGAATGGCTAACTCATTGTAACTTTCAAACGTTACATTGTTGCACTCGTTGATGTATAAGATGTCACGTCTTGCACCTCGTAGTTTAGAACTATCATCAGCAGAGAAAAACTCTATATAACTACCATTCCAAAATTCATAACGTAAAAGACTTCGATTAAAACGTTCATCAAAGTACCTACCTGTTTGTTGCATTATCTTGATGCAGTCTTTCATTGCACCTCTTCGCAAATGTGGTATACTTTCTGCTACGATACTAATCTCCGTGTTTGGATACGTTGCAGCCTTTGTAATTAATATAGGGAGTATACCGTACGTCTTACCTGCACTTGTTCCTCCCTGTACTATCTTGATACGTTTCTTTAAACTATTTATTTTCTTTATCGCTGATGTTATTATCATCTAAACTAAATAGTGGTTGCTCAATATTTGTTTGTTCTACTTGCTCTTTTAAGCCATTTAAACGCTGTGTGATGCTCGGGTTGTATTGCCCTACCATACCACCTTCAATTTGGTCTTGTCGCACAATTTCCTTTATATGCGTACAGATTGGCAAAAAGTCGTTGTATTTCTTATCCAAATTATCAAAGTACTGCTTTACACATCCTACTTTATCAAAACAATAAACTCTAAACCCTTCCATTGTTAAAGGTCTTTCAAGTGGTTCTGCTCGTTCCTCAAACTCCTTACCTCCGAATACTGATTTTATTCTTGGGTTGCTCTTTACGTCTTCTCTATACTTCTTGAATAGTTCGTATAGTTGTTCTGGTGATTCGAGATTGCGTGGTCTTCCTAATTTAGCCATTTTAGTTCGTGTTTTTGTTAGAATTTCTTACCTATATTACCTAATTCTTTTACTATATCAGCATTATTATCGTAGTGTCTACTTATACCTAATCGCTTTACTGCTTCAATCTTCTTCTCATTACTTCCTGTTGCGTATACTCTACTTTCTGGTATTCCTGCTTCTTTTGCTCTTTGAAGCATTGGTACTTTATTATCTCTTGCTGATATGATATAAACGTTGTTAGATTCGTTTATTTTCTTTGCTAAATCAAATCCTTCTTTTGTTGAGAATGTACCATCATAGTCGAATGAGATTCGTGTTTCTGCTAATTTAGTATTAAACGCATCTTGACAAACTGCATAACGTTGAGAAGTCTGATACTCTTGCATCATCTTATGGTCAAGCATACATCTCTGTACAAATTCTTTTCTATGTTCCCCTTTTCGTGGTTTAGGTATTGGCATTGTCTTCTTTGTATGTGTTGTATACTTTTGCTAATTCTGAATGTACTTCTCTAAAACAACTTGAACAGGATGTTGGTCTTTTATTTGTGTTGAATACTCTATTGTATATTTTAAGTAACATCTGTTGTGTGCTTACATTTATTTCATTCCGTGTTTCTGCAAAATACTCTGTCAGATAGTTATACTCTTCCTCATTCAAGCATTGTGGCTTTTTATATGGAAACCACTTATTCAACTTTTGTTTACGTTCCTCACACCCACAATCGTCTCCTGCAATAAACTTTACTGCTTGTGCTATACCTGTTACTTCAAGTACTTTCTCTACTGTATCACCGAGTCCTTTACTTGGTTTTCTTCCCTTTGCCATTTTGCTCTAATAAATAATTAACACCCATTAATAAACCGATAAGGAAATGATAGTCTACTGTGTTGAATCTATCTTGCTTTCCTACTATTTCAATCTTGGCAGTTATATCTTCTAACTGCTCTTTTAGAAACTTATCTACTTGTTTCATTGCTTATATATTTAATTAACTCGTTTTCGTTCTTTATGTTTTTAGCTTCGTGTTTTGATAGTTTGATATATCTCGTTTGACTTCTAAACAATACAGTAAATATAGTTATTGCTTCGCCTTGTTCGTAATACTCCTCAATGTTCAGTAGTTTCATTAGTTTAATCCTATTAATACGTTCTTATGTGTTGTTATTTCATATTCAAAATGATTGCTCTGGTCAATGCCTTGCATTAAAATATATTGATGGAATCCCATTAGTATCATATAACCTATTACTATTCTTTCAAGTTGTTCTACATCTGTACGAAGATAAACAATCTGCCCGATGCCATACTTAAATTCTCTCGTAATCTTCATTTACAAAATCTTCATAATCTTCGCTGCAATTTAATCTGATTCGTTCTTTGCAGTTCTTTATGGTGTTAAATATAGATGATAGTGATATTCTACTTCTTTCGGCAAGTTCACGCATTGATAAGTCCTGTTTCATATAAACTCTAAAAAGCATAGCATCGTACCATTCCCACCTACTCATCTCTTTTTCTATTCTTGAATTTAGTTTTTCGTATCCGTGTTTTTCTTCAGATAATTCTTCATCTTCTAAATCGTACTTATCTGACAAACGTGAGATGTCTATTTTATTTCCTGCTTTCTTTAGGTCATTGTAGATGTTGCGAAGCACAAACCATACATAAGCCTTATTTACTTCTCCATCTGTAACTATCTTTTCTTCGGTAGTGTATCGGTTTATCCGTAGGTACATCTCCTGAACTATGTCTTCTGCATAGTCAAACTCTCCCCAACTTCGTACTATCTTTAAATACTCGTTGTGATATTTAGCAATGTATGTTAACCAATCTGCACTCAATAGTGCAAAATTTAACTTAATTTTCTATATATCAATATCAATATAGAAGATATTATAAAATCAGTTATTAACAATAATAGTTTCATTCTTCAGGATTTAAGCGTTCAAAAGCAGTATCTTGATACACCCAACTCAATACATAGTTAGTTGCTCTTTGCCAGTTACGTTTTAGAAACGGATGCTTTTCGTGTTTTCTTCGTCTGTTCTTGTTCATATTTTAATTCTGATTTAAAGATTAATAAATTACGCAATTAAAACTGCGGATAACAGTCGGTAAGCACCATTAAAACGGATGCCTACCTTTGTGTTATATTCAATTTTTACTTTGATAAATAGGTAATATGAAACATCTAACGCTCTTGTCAGAAATTTTGTCTAACCTATCTATCAAAAAAACTTCTGCATCTTCGATAGTTTCAAAACCATCTTTAATTAATTCACCGACAAAATTTCTTGTTCCATTGTTCCAAGTTGATGTTTTTGTTTCAAACACAGCAAATTCTTTTTTATGTTTCATGTTGTTATTTTTTAAATCAAAGTAAAAACTAAATATAACAGGCGGTTGGCGCAATGCTAAGATTTGCCGTTCAAGCCACTGTACGTACTCTTGTGTGTAAATCTTTCCATCAGGATATAAGTCTGCATTTATCCAGCTTGTGTATCCAGTGGCTTCAAATTCTTTTTGTAAATCTGTCATTGTATTGAAATTTAGTTGTTAATAATTCGCACTGCGCCAACCGCCCTACCGTTATGTGCCATTAATCGGACAGCCACTCACCACGAGCATCTTCTTGAATAGCTATTAAATCTACCCAGTTAATATCCTTTAATGACACCCCATAAGGCGGTAAAATGACAGTATGCGTTGGAAAGCTACGTTTACCATCGTTATCAATTTCATCTTGAACTTCAACTTCTGTATATGAAGTGCAAAAGTTCATTGATAAAATACTTTGAGTGTTTTGGTTTGACATATCATTTGAATATATCTTGCCATTTTTTAAGTCTTTAATTTTTAAAAGCATTGTTTGAAAATTTAACGGCACATAACAAGGGTTTTGCGTAATAGCCCTATCAAGTGTCGTGGTTAATTTTAAGTTTATACTAAGGGCTACTACGCAAAGCCCCTATACGTTAGCAAACATTAAAACGATTTGCTAACAGCGTACAAGAGAAATTAAAAATCTGTTTCCCAAAAATAATCGTCCGAGTATCTATAAGTATTTTTAACTCGGTTTCCGTTTTCAAATTGTA